TCTCAAAAGGATCTATAACTTCTTCCTTTTTACTTTTCTTATCTTCTTTTTTATCTTCTTTATTAATTAATTTTTCTACAATAGATAATAAAGAAGAAATTTTAGATTCTAATTTTTCTATCTTATCAGACTGCTTTGATTTATCCTCTTCTTCATCTTCCTTTTCATCTTCATTATCTGATTCTTCTTCTTCATCAAGTTCTTCCTCATCCTCTGGCTCTTCTTCATCTTCTTCAATTTCTTCCTCTTCATCTTCAATTGATTCTTCATCTGATTTTTTACTCTTTTTTCCATCTTTTGAATCTTCATCATCAATATCCTTTACATCAACTCCACCAGACCCAAGTAAAGCAGACATTTCATCAATCTCTGCTGCCATAGTATTATCAACATCTTCTTTTATACAAACTACAAAACGCATTCTTCTTTGAATTCTAATTAACATTTGATTCTCCCTCTTCCAGTTCTGAATCATCAGAAATTTTATTACTAACCATATCAATAAAAAGTTCTTTCATTTCTAAAAGATTTCTCTTCCTTCCACGAAAAGTATCATATTGCCTACCTGTGAACTTAGTATCAAAATCATCTAACATTACAGTTGTTTCAGCTAATCTTAAATCTAATTCATTAATATAATCTTTATAAATAGAACTATCTATAAATCTACGAATTTCTTCTGGAGTAGATAAAATCTTTCCATAAAGTTTTGATTTAGATCTAAGAACTTCTTTATCCATTTGCACCTCCTTGCATTGGTACTAAATTTCCTTTTTGAACTCCATTCATAATTTGTTCATTTGATTGTATATTCGCCCCCCTTCTAATAAAATTATCAATATTCTTTTGTCCATCAGCTCGCATTATTTGTTTAAAAATTTTCACAATATCAAAAGTTTGAGATAATTCTGGATTCTGTGCAATTAAGGTAAATAACTCCATTGAAATATTACTATTCCCACCAGGAATACTTCCATCACGAATAATTACATCATAAGCAATATCTAATTGATCAGGAGAAACTTTCATTCTTCCTCGAGATATATCATATTGAAATTCATTTAATAAAACTTCTGACCAATCACCAGTAACTTTAACATACATTGAATCATCCATCATTTGTTGTGTATGTTCTGCAAAAAATTCACCAATATCTTGCATACCTTGTAACCCTATTACTTTAGCAACTCTTTCTAATCTATTCATACCTCCAGTTGCGGTACCTTGAAATTCAGCTTTAGTTAATCTATCTGGACCACCTGTTCTAAGACTACCCATAGCACTACTATCAGTAGCAGTTGTCTTTTGCATCCAATCAATTACAAATGAACTATCAGCAATATTACCTCTTGTAATATCATTAATTTGCAATTGTTTTATTGAATCATTAATTTTCCCCTGCCCCCAAGCAGGTCGTCTCATTCTAACTAATCCACCTGCTTTAGGTTCTTTTAAATCATTAGCATTAATAAGATATGGATCATAAATTAAAGTATCATTAATTGCTTTCCTTACATTTGCAATATGACTATTAAATAAGAAATCTAATACCTCTTGTAAGCCTGATACAATTTCTAATCTTCCTAATGGAGTAGCTGAATAACCATCAAAATCAGGACTAATAACAGCTAAAGGAAATTTATCATGTTTAAAATTAGCCGGTCGTGCGGCAAGAACTACACTATCACCAGCAATTCTAAATAACCATTTTTCAGGTCTTTCACTATTTCCTAATTTCCATTCCTTAGGAATAATTTTCATATACATATTTATTTCAGTAACTGGTTGCATAGATCCTGGGATAGTATAACCATTTCGAGTATTTGTTCTTGCTGAATTATCTGTTCCATAAATACTTGTAGTACGATTTTCTAATAAACTTAAATATTTAACATTAAACATATCAGGATCATCATATTCATCACTAAGGAGATCAAGATAATTAGTATCACTTGTCCAACCAACACTCTCTCCATTTTGAATATTATCCATACTAACATTAGGATCTGGAAGGTAACGATATGGATCTATATTTATTAAGGCATTACCTTCAAATAATCCATTCGTACTAACCTTCCAGATAGGCGCAACCACACCAAGACCATAAATAAAAGCATCTCGAAACATTGTATGAAGATTTAACATTACTTTAAATTTATTACAATGTAAATTAATTACTTTCTCCAATAAAATACTTCCCATAACATCATCAGGACTATAACCTTCATAACGAAATAAAGGATCTCTAAAAAATGCCGACATCATATAAGATAATAATGTTTCTAAAATAGCATAAGTATAAGGAAAAACAATACTTACTGGTTTTCTATCATCAATTAATTTAACATTGGCTTCTTCATCATCAAGTCTTTTATATGCTGTTAAAAATTGATCTTGTTCATTCCAAGATTCAAATCGAGTTTGCATAATTGTAGCTGATTCTTGAGCTCTTTCAAGAACCCTATCAATAATAATATTATGTAATTCACTACCTGGAGAAAGATCAAGTCCTTCTGGATAATTATATTCAAACTTTTGCTTAGTTAAGCCAGCTTGAATAGCTCGTCTTCCTGCATTTCCATATATAATTGATGGCATAGTTTCTCCTAAATTAATTGAATATATTCTTCTGTTGGATCATCATACAATTCACTAAACTCATCTTCAAAATCATTATCAATATCATCTGGATCAAAATACATTGCATGAGTTTCCATAATATAACTAATATAACTTAAAGCATCTATAATATCTTTTCGTTTACTTTTTGGATGCCACTTTAATTGATTCTCTAAAGCTTGACAATTCTCTTTATTATGATACATATAACCAAGTTTGTATAAAGGAGATAATGCAGAAGCAATTCTTGTATCTTTATCTCCTTTTGCATTTAAAGAAATATATGTAGGATATACACCTCTTTTATGCATTTCATTTTGAATTGGTTGCCTAATAAATTCACTTAAACCAGTTTCCTCAACTGCAAGTAAAGTTGCATTATACATAAGAACTAAATGAAACATTTGTTCATATAAATCATCTGGTCTAACTTTTTCTGCCCAAGGATATCTTATAAAAATCATTCCATTTTTCCTACAAACAGATACTACCACAAGAGCAGATTCAGCACTTTGTAATTTAACTGTTCTTGCAGGATCACAAATAACAACAGTAATTAATTCTTTATGATCAATCCTTATTATTTCTTCTTTCTCCTGGGTGTTCAACTGTTGAACAACCTCAAGATAGCTTCCACACTCAGTATAATACTTAGAAAATTCTGGTTTAAAAATTGCATCCTCTAAAGAAATTGGTATATTCATATATTCCATATAAAATAAATCTGTCTTACCTTTTTCTTGATGCTGAGTATATTCTAATTTAATTTCTTCTGTGGTCATATAATTATCATCATAAGAATTAAAATTTTGATCACAGATACTAAGTACCTTATCTGGAGTATCAACAGTTAACCAATCACTTGCTTTAATTAAATTTTGTAATAAAGCATCTTCATGTTTAATTGTATCAATATAAATAAATTCAGCTGGAGTACCAAACTTACTTTCTGTTTTCATTAAATCAGAATAAAACCATTCAGATAATTTTTCTCTTTGTTCGTCTGATTTAACTAATTCTTTACTCTCTAAATCATCAATAACAATTAATCCAGGTCTATGTCCTAACCAATTTAATCCCCTTACTTGTTGCCCTGCACCACGAGGAAGAACAAAAACATCTCCATAAGCTACCCATGATTGTTTACTAAATGAATCTTTCATACCAGTTTTACTAAACTTAACATCACCAAAATATTTCTGAACTAAATCTGATTGTTGTAATAATCTTTTTATTGCTTCTGTTTGCATCTCAGCACTTGTAGCTGAATTTGATAAATAAATAATAAAATTAACTTCTCGAAATAAAATTGCTTTAATCACTCTTAATTTTGCTAAAGTAGTTTTACCTAATCCACGAGGTGCTGCAATAGCTTTCTTTTTATTATTAGCATCCAGAACTTCAAAAATCTTATCATGTAAGATAGAAAAATCAACTTTAACCTCTTCAGGAAAAAAAGTCTTATCAAACATCTTATTATCAAATAAACAAGCACTAACTAAGTCTTGAAGTTCTGGATCATATTTATCAATAATTGCCATTACTTACACACATATACCTTTCTTTTACTTATTGCTTTACTTGCTTTATTAGCAAACCATCTAACACCTTTATAATAATACCATAATCTAAATTTCCGCATACCATGTTTTTTACAAAGTGATCTAAATAAATTATCAGCATAAAGACGATATTTATGAGGAATAATTTCAAGTCTCATTAATTGATATAAAGCATCATGAACTAAAGAAGCTTCCATATTTGTTTTATCATCTAATGTTGGTCCTGAGCAACCATCCCAAGCATAGCCTTTTTTAATAATTAATAAACCATTTTCAGTTAATTCTAAAAATTGTCCTAAATACTTACACTTAACTACTTGAATACTAATACAATAATTTTGTGCTAATTGATACTTAAATCCTTTTTTGTATTTAATCATTTTACAATCCTATAAGTTTTTTACCAAGAATTGCTAACATTCCTCCAACAAGACCAAAGATACTTGCGGAAGCTGTATCTTTATTTTTTCTTGCTTCTAATTTATTAAATCTCTCAATACATGCCAATGGATGATCTCTTTGGTCTTGATGTACTTCAGCCATAAGATCAAATAATATTCCCATTTGAGTCTTAGTTGAAGCTTCATCAAATGTTTTTCTTGATATCTCAATCATTAAAATTTCTCCTTTTAAAAAATTTTAAATATTTAAACTTAGATTAATTTTTTATCTTTACCATATTCAATATTATTTAACCTCCTTTCATATTTTAAATATACTATCCCCCTATATACACATTTCGACTGCCAAAGAAGCAAAAATAAGATTACCAGTTAAACTATTTTGATCTATTCTAAGGTCTAAATAATCACCTGCTGACAACCCTGTTATCTTTGTTTTAGGTAATGCCATGCTATTATCTTCATTCCCATAATTACCTGTTCTTGTTCTATAAGATTCTCCAAGTGTTGTACCATTTTTAAAAATCTCAGCAGTAGCGTTCCAAGTGGAACCGCCAGTCGAATCTATTGTCTCACGATGGGTTACATAATAATCACCTGCCGCAAGTAACGTATACCTAAAAGAGGCACCGCTTGTATATGTTATTAATTCGTTATTGTCGTTATACGATTCTCCATCCATAGGGATAATAGTCATAGAACTAAAATTACTTGCTGCCCATGAAGCTGATCTTTTCGCCAATGCTGCAACCAACAAATGACCCATAAACCCATATTTTACCATGCTCCCATTACGGACAGCAGCAAATGGATAATCTCCTATCCCAGTACCAAGATTAAAATATGTATTCCCCCATGCGAATGTTTCCGCACCTGAAAGTTGTACTTTTACGTTGTTTGCACCTGCTGAATGGACAATAGGTATATTATGTCTGTATGCTTCATCTGGCCAGTCTGTAATAGGTGGTAACGTTACC